TGTCCATGGCCCTAAGGCACATGCGCGACTTGGGGCTTTTGACTCGTGGGGCGGAGCGGATCGAAGAGCTGGAGTCGATGAAGGTTTATCCGGGCGGCAAGGATATTCCCTTGTATCCGGCATAAGTGTCTGACCCGAAATGAAGTTGGGTGACATCAATGACTTGTGATTCTGTCGGAATTGCGAAGCCTCGACGGAGCGTCACATGTGGACCGATATCACCCAACTTCATTTTGGGTCAGACACTAAGGGAAGATGATGAACGATAGGGTTCTGGCTTCGGCCATTGTTGATCAAATTATTGGTGGAAGTGTTCCGACCTGGGAGGTACAGGTTTGGGGTGAGCCGCCATTTGATAGTCGTCGCACCTATACGATTAAGGCTAAGTCGGATACTTTGGCGGCCCAGCAGGGTATTGATCTCTTTGTCGATGAGATGGAGAACCTGCGTGATTTGGGCAAAGGAATAGACTGACATGGCCATGACCCCTGGACTGTCACCTTCCATCAGGCAGCCAGGGCTGGGCGGTGCTGAGCCGCTGGATGGCGAGGATATTATTATTGAGATGGCCGATGATCAGGCTGATATGCCTGAAATCGACGAACGGGGTAATGTGATTAAGATCGAGCACGGTGATGGCTCGGTAACGATTTCGCTTGATGGATCGTCCTTGGTTGATGGGCCTAAAAAGGGTCCCGAGGGCTGGTTTGACAATCTGGTTGATGACATTGACCAGATGGAGCTGGGTCGTATTTCGTCTGATCTGCTGCGCGGTATTCAGGACGACATTGATAGTCGCAAGGATTGGATCGAGGACCGGGCGCTTGGGGTTAAGCTGCTTGGCCTGAAGGTTGAGATTCCTGGCTTGCAGGGCGCGTCTGATGGCGCTCCGGTTGAGGGCATGAGCAAGGTGCGCCATCCCTTGCTGCTTGAGGCGGTTTTGCGCTTTCAGGCTAATGCGCGGTCTGAATTGCTGCCGACTGATGGGCCGGTGAAGATCCGCAATGATGACAACAATGCTGATTTGCGTGAGGATCAGCTTGCCCAGGCGCTGGAGCGTGATCTTAATCATTATCTGACGTTCACGGCGTCTGAATATTATCCGGACACGGATCGTATGCTGTTGATGCTGGGCTTTGGCGGCACGCAGTTCAAGAAGGTGTATTATTGTCCGCTGCGGAATCGTCCGGTTAGTGAAACGGTCGATGCTGATGATCTTATTGTGAACAATGCGGCGACGGATTTGTCTAATGCGCGGCGGATTACGCATCGGATCATGATGCGTCCGTCTGTTGTTAAGCGGATGCAGATCCTTGGTGTTTACCGGGATGTGGAACTTAACCAGGCGGCTGCGCCGAAGCTTGATAGTTTGCAGCGCGAGGAGAAGTCCCAGCAGGGGATTTCGGCTGAATCTTCTAATCCCGAGGATCGGGATCGGGAGATTTATGAGTGCTATTGCGAGTTGGACATTAAAGGCTTTGAGCACAGGCACAAGGGCAAGGTATCTGGGCTTGAGGTGCCGTATCGAGTGACGATTGACGCCTCCTCGCGTGAGGTTTTGTCAATTGTCCGCAATTATGATGAAGATACGAAGGATTTGCCGGAAGCTCGGGAGAACTTTGTTAAGTATACGTTTGTTCCGGGCATGGGCTTTTACGACATTGGTCTGCTGCATATTCTTGGGAACACGACCAATGCGATCACGGCGGCTTGGCGTGAGTTGCTGGACGCTGGGATGTACAGCAATTTCCCTGGATTCTTGATGTCCGACACGGGCGGACGGCAGAACACTAATATTTTTCGCGTTCCGCCTGGGGGTGGGGCGCTGGTGAAGACGGGTGGGTTGCCGATTTCGCAAGCGATTATGCCTTTGCCTTATCAGCCGCCGTCGCAGGCCTTGATGCAGCTTGTTGGGGACATGGCGCAGACGGGTATGCGGATTGGCGGCACGTCTGAGCAGCAGGTTGGTGAAGGCAAGATGGAAGCCCCGGTGGGGACGACGCTTGCGATGATCGAGCAGGCGACGAAGGTGATGAACGCCGTTCATAAGCGGCTTCATGCTGCCCAGGCGCGGGAATTTCAGTTGCTGGTGGAGTGCTTTAAGGAGCATCCCGAAGCGTTTTGGCAACGTCGCGGCCGGTCAAATGTGCGGTGGGATGAGGCTATGTTCATGCAGGCGGTCAACAATTGCGAGCTGGTGCCGCAAGCTGACCCGAACACGGCGTCTCAAGGGCAGCGCATGATGAAGGTGCTGGCGATTAAGCAGCTTCAGGCTCAAAATCCTTCGATGTATGATCCGCTGGCGATTGATACGGCGGCTATTCAGGCGATTGGGTTCAGCAATCCGCAGCAGTTCTTTGCGCCTCCGCAGGCTCAGCAGCAACCGCCGCCTGAAATGCAGCAAATCATGTCCAAGATGAAGGTTGAGCAACAATCGGCTGATGCGAAGACGGCTATAGCTAAGGCCAAGATGGCTGAGGTGCAAGCCAAGGCTGTTCAGGGGGCATTTAGGCCGAAGTCTGACGGTGAGCAGCAGCCGCAGCAGCCTACGTCTGTTGAAATGCTGACGGCGCAGGCGAAAATGATGGATGCTCAGACGCGGCGGATGCTGGCGGGTACTAAAGAGCACGATGTTCAGCTTGAAGATCAGAATCGTGATGCTGATCGCCAAAGCCGTGAAAAGGTTCAGCTTATGGAGCTTGTGCGGGAGGTTTTGACGCATCCTGCTGGCGCTCAGGACACTGAAAGCGCCATTAAGCCGTTGGAAAACGATTTTAAGGTGAATCCGTAATGCTAAATCGCAACGCGCAGAATGTGTTTAGGGCGATTAGTTTGGCTAAAGGGCCCTTGACGATGGGGCGTGGTCCTGTTGGCGCTTCTGGTCCATTTTTTACGGGACCCGCTGGGGCTAACGGGCCCGCTGGTCCGCATATGATGCCCATGCAGAGGGCTGATGGTGGTATTGTGAGCGATCAGGGCGTTACGATTCCCGAACCGCCTCACGCCTTGGCGCATCAGCGCCAGGCTTTGATTGATGGCCGTAAGGCCGCGGTGCTGTATCCTCATAATGGCGGGCCTCCGCCGGAGCCTCCTCCGGGCGCTGGCGTTGTTTCCACTGATGATGGGGTATTTCATTACAATCCCAAGCTGATCAGTGCTGAGCATATTGTTCATGCCGCTGCGAATAATCGTTTGAATGATGTTCTTGGGCTTGGTCCTTATTCCAAGGACGATATTTTGGATCGAGTTCTTAAGGGCGAAATGCCTGTTGGCGTTGTTGTACGTGACCATAATGGTCATGAGGTGGTTTCCGCTGTTGGGACGCCCTCAACGGCTGGCGAGCAGGCTCATGCCATGCAGCATCAAATTCCAGAAAGCGGAAGTATTAGCGTTGAGCCGGCCATGAGAGTTATCATGGAGCGTATTGAGCATCAAAAAGCGATTGCCCGCGCTAAAATGGTGGCGGATTCTTTGGGAAAACGGCGATGTTACACTTCGCATACCGCATCCAAAATGTGGTATGAGCGATGAACGCGCCACCCTCGATAGATTCCCGTCATGGCGCCATCTGGAGCCTATGGGATATGTTCGAACTGAAAGCCGGCGCATTTTACAAGGCGGCGTCTTCCATCGCTGAGACCGCTGCGTGGATTGGGGCCACCACCCAAGCCAATGGCCCAGCAATGGAAAGCCTGCGGCACCGAAAACTCTTCCATGAGGATGGTGAACTTCAAGACGATGATCGGATTTGGGTGACTGGACGGCTTGATGTCCTTCAGAGCTATCTAGACACCCTTGGTGCGCGTGTGACTGCCATCGCGGTGGAGGACGCGAAAGCACAAATTTCGTCTTCTGTTGCGACATGGGGGACCGCGAGGCAGCAGTTTGAGGAGGTTCGAAATACCCTCCGCCGAGAACTTTCACTCACCACGTTGCTTATTCTGGCTCCGAAAGAGCAAGAGCTTTACGCGCCAAAGGAACCGCACTTTGGCGCAAGAGTAGACTCGGAATTTTCGACCTCAGGAGCCTTTGAGATTGACGAGGCCGCCAAGTGCATGGCGCTCGGCAGGTATACCGCCGCCGTCTTCCACCTCATGCGTGTCATGGAGGTCGCGCTCGACGCAGTGGGGCGCTGTCTTCAGATCGAGAGCCCCGCAAAACTAGACAGGAGCTGGGGAGGAATCTTGCGGCTCATCAAAGATGAGATCACTGACCGCAACAAAGCCAAGGCTGGAAAAAGTTGGGTGCTGTCATCTGATCAGGCCAAATTTGAAGGGCTGGTCGCCTCCTTGGACGCGGTCAAAGTTGCGTGGCGAAACCCCACGATGCACGTCGAAAACAAATATCTGCCGGAAGAAGCAGAACACATTTTCGTAGCGGTCAAAGGTTTCATGAGGGCGCTGGCCGAGCGCTGCGATGAATTCGGGATGCCCTTAGCTTAGCGGTCAGATTTCTTTGGAGAGGTTACCGTCTTGAACGCTTTGTCGAACGCCTCAGGGCTCTCGTCCGCACCGACCTGTCGAGCGGTCTCGACAAACCGCGCGTGTCGCTCTGCATCGGTCAGTTTTGGCCGTGGCTTGGGCTTGTCCGTCATCTTTTTGACCTATCGGTTCAATGCAATGGTGATAACGCCATGATCGGTTTGGGCTTCAATCTCTATGGGATTGCAGACCATGTCTGCGGTCAGTTGCTCTCCGAAATTGAGAGAGAACGGGAAGGTGTTCTGAGTGATTGTTCCGTTAATCGCGTACACGGAATAGACTTTGCAATTTCCCCTGTTGGCGGAAATGCTGTAAATCCTGATGTGATCAGTCTTCACTGTGATTTTTACATCGGCCGATTCATCGGCACCCAAAGACGGCATAGTGGGATCGACGCTTTCGAGTTGGCTCGGCACAATTGCTGCGCTCAACACTTGTTCTGGCTGCGCCATCGCGGGTTCTGCGATGAGTGCGCCGATAAGCAGAACTAGTCCCCTCATGTCCATTCCCATTTTCAATAATCCAAAGTTCAACGACGCGACCGAAGAATTACTTCGGTACTGTGAGACGTATGAACCGCCCGAAATAGTCAGGACGCGCGCCGTTAATGTCTTCGAGAACCCGACGAAATTGTTCTGCTGGGTGGGTGAGGCGCAACCCGCACTGGGGGCATTGCGTATCGAGCCCGGCCTTTATGCGTCCGACCTTTTCGTAAAACTCCTCGCTGCAACTCGGGCACTTGATTGGGAAGTCGTCGCCGTTGTTCTCGAACAAGCTATTTCTCCCAGTCCAACGGATCGGCCATGAACGGTAACTCCATTTGCGAGTCGCGCTCGCGCCATCCCCACCGATGGGGTTGGGTGATCCAGCGCGACCTACCAGACGATGCGACCTTCAAAGGTGGGCCACCGGCGACTAACTGTTTCGTAGGTCAGGCGCTTGCCAGCGAAGCCGCTCAGGGCGATTTCGGCGCGCTGGACGTCTTCGACCCCCACGGCCAGATCGGA